ACTTCAAGACTATTAAATTCTATCTCAGATGCTTTATCTTCTGCTATTTGCACCTTTGTTACTGCTTTTGGTTTGTTGTCATCCATATTGTTTGCTCCGCTCTATATACTTAAATCTTCGATATCCAAGTATTAGTATTTACTCCTTCTGTGTGTAAAACATCTCCGAAAAGGACAAGGTTATCAAATCTTTTAGTTAATACACCTACATTATCATCTTTAAACTTAAAAAGATCTGGCTGTTCCACGCCAAATTTAAACTGATAAACGGATTTACTGCTACAAACAGGTATAGTAAAGAATAATATCTTTCCATAAACTCCAATTAACTGTGTCAGATGATCAAAATCTTTTTCTGAATCTGTTTCTAAATTAGGTGGATTGTGTTCTAATTTTATTTTAGTTTCAAACTTGTAAAGTTCTACTGTATTCGCAATTTTAACATATGAGTTTTTAGCACTATTAAAAGAATACATTATTTGGCTCCTACAGCAACATTTTTTGGTAATGACTTTTGCGTTGTTATACGATTTGCTAGTTGCCTTTCTTTGTTCATACTTTGTAGTATACCATACAATTCACTCTTTGGTAAAACTTTTCTTATGTACTGTTCAATATTGATCAGTAATGTATATCTTTCTTTTTGTTTTAGTTTTGAATAATCTCCTACCATTCTACGAGATTTTTTTAAAGTGGAATTGTTTACTTTTAACTCACGCTCGATTCTCATAAGCTCAGTACTTAAATTTGATAAATTGCTTTTTCCAATCAAGTTTAAAATATTTTTTATAGATAATGTATTTGATTGTAGTCTTTCAACATACTTGTCACTACTGCTATCTTTGTCAAATTGTATTATAGATCCTTTTCCAAGTATGCTATGTATTAACAGATATAAATCTGTTCCATTAGTTCTAAAGAAATCAAAATTGTTATAACTCAATGTTCGAGATGAATAGTCTTGTGCCATCTTTTTATATTTGTATTCGTTGTGCATTATAGATAATGCTATGATATATGCATAAACTAATTCGCCTATTTCAGGTGCTGTAAATTTTCCAAGATCTTGTCTGGATCTAAAAGCTCTACTTTCAGTAAGATTGTTTATAATTGAATATTCAATACTTTCTTTTGCAAAATTCTTTTTACTAAAATCTAGTCTATCAATAATTTTAACAGCATCACCTACGTGATCCACTGCAACAAAACCTTCTTGATCGCTGACAACATACTCATCGCCTTTTAATTCAAATGCATCAATGGCTTTAATATTTTTTAGTTTTTGGTACAATGTATTTTTAATCGAAGTCAGTTTTAACCAAGCACTGTACCAAGCTTCTATATTGCTCTTGTTAGCAAAATAAGTTTTATTCCATTGTTCTAAACCTGCTAATTTTCTTTGTCCGGCCGGACCTTCTCTACCTGTCTTTAAATTAGATATCTCTTTTTCAATTCTGCTTTCGTAATCTTTTGCAAAGTTATTAAAGAAAGCACTAGGGTCTTGTGTGATTGCACCCGACCTGACCATATTGTTATGATTGGCGTGTACTTTTTGCTTAAAATCTTTTCCAAACTCTGTTGCTTCTAACCAATCAAATATATTACCAGATTGTCCAATATAACTTTCTGCATCTTTTATTGCTGTCTGTACTGCTTGATATTCTCCTGTTGTAAGATTAACTATGCCTGTAAAATCTTTAATGTAGGCATCATCATACCAAACACTTGATACTTTGTTAAGTTTTGATAAATCAACTTTAAAACTTGCAGACATTTCTTCTAAGCTGTTTCCTGAATAACTTGTATGGAAAACTATACCAAGTTCTGCTTGTTGTAGCTCTTTGGCTATATTACTTTCACTAGGTACTGCATATGTAAGTGTGTTTGGCTTGAAGGCAATATAAGGATCGCCTTTGTATGAAATTGATTTTAAATCATTCTTTGTAAAAAGTAAATCACCTTGCAGAACATTATCTATTCCTAATTTTGATAACTCTACAAATGCTGTACGTAATTTCTGTCGTAAACCACTTTTATCTTTTGTTTCACCTTTTTGTACAACATCTGGATGATTACTATCAATATCTTCTAAACTTTTATTAAGTTTAGCACCCTTATTAAAAACTGCTTTTGTCCCAACAAAGAATTTACCATCACTAGGATCTGTACCACAAAAAATTGCTGGGCTTCCATCCCATTTGATAGTGACGTTGAATTTCTTTGCACTACCGGACTTTGCCAATTCTGCTAAATTTTTAAGAAAATTGATTGCTTTTATGGCTCCTGTTTTTCCTTGAAACAGAGCTAAATCTTCTAAATGTGTTAAATGAAGATTTGTATTTTCAGTAAGTAGATCATTAGCTTTCATTAGATTCGTTCAACTTTTTTATTCCACGTTCAAATTTCTTTGGGTCTTGGCTTTTAATACTGTTGACAAATCGTTTGCACAGATCTTCTGCTGTGCTCTCATCATATGCTTCATAAATCATTTTTGTTAAATTAATTGCTGACGTAATCACGTGGTTAGCACGAGCTTCTACAATATTATTTTTGTCGTAGCTAGGTACTACTCTGCTGATTTCTTCCAATATAGAACGTGTATTTTTTTTCATAACTTACCTCGTGCTAGTATTTATATAATAAACGTGCAAATTAATACCCATTTTACTTAATCATCAAACGATTGACGTTGTGATTTAAGTAAATCACGCAAATCTTTAGCTACTTCAGTCTTTTCTGCCACTACACTTGCTGTACTTTTATCAGTCACGATAGATGTTCTTTTAGTCAATGTCTGTGCTATCGACTCACCTGAACTAGGTAATACTGTTGTTCCTTCATCATCTTCATCTAAATCAGTTATACGCAATCTGTCAACATCAAATGCTAGATCAATTTTAGATCCTACTCCACCTGAACTTCTTGTTTTAATTAACTGTATCTGATATCTGCCACGTTCTCTCATCGCTCTGCTTGTGAATATACCAATCAAGTTGTCAGCAGTGTTAATCTTACTGATACCACCTGCAATATGGCTTTGATCATATTCTACTTCTTCAATAGCACCTCTGTTTAACTGAGATGCTGTCACTAGTACCACTTGTTGTTCTACTGCAAAGTTCCTTAGTTCTTCCGATACAAACTTATCTTTGATAAACATATCTGCGGGAGATATCTTTTTATTAATTGGAAACATAAGATCCAAATAATCAACTAATACTACATCTGGTGCGACTTTTCTATTAATAGTATATTCTTTAACATATGCTCTAATATCATTAGTATTTGATCCAGAAGGCATATACTTGATCTGAAAATTACCATCTAATTTTTGTTTTTTCATTTTTACATCAAGTTCTACTTTATCAATATTTTTAAAAATTTCATTAGTCGGAACTCCTGTTGTCATTGAATCAATTCTCATTGCACTCAATTCTTCACTTAATTCAAAAGTAAAGTAAACTACATTAAGCCCTTGCTCTACCCAATTGATTGCAAGATTCTGTAAGAACAAACTTTTACCTGCACCTGAGCTTCCTGCAAATATGTTCAGCTCACCTCTGTTCATACCACCATATAATTTTCTATCTAAAGATTTCCAACCAGTAGTGACTGTTCCGTTATTATCTTTTAATCTCATTAACCTAGCTCTAGGATCTTCAAAATAATCTGTACCTAGATCTTTAGTTAATCCTATACGAACTGCTTCTTTAATTTTATCTTCCACAGTTCCATATTCAGACTTTTCTAGTAAATCAGCACTCTCAATGATTGCTTTTTCAAGTGCCTTGTGTCTACAGAATGTTTCAAACTCATCTAAGAACCACTCTCGTTGTGGTTCATCTAAGTCTGGAACCAATACCAAGTCAAGTTCACACTTTGCTTTAACTTGATCTGGAGTAGGCAAGGTTTTATACTTTTCTGCGTGTTCAAGATACATCTCTACTGTATCATAATATTTTTTACTAAAATAGTTTGGATTGACAATATTTCTAGTACGCACAAACAACTCAGGGTCTGTGATCATAAACTCTAAAAATAATTTCTGTAACTCATCAGTGTATAGTGTTGCCATATCTTTATTATAACCTATATTTTGTTTTTTTGCAAGTTCTAATTTTTAATATCATCGATCATTGGAAAAATACCTGCAATTACTACTGCACACTGTTTAGCTATTTCCATATGCTCCTTTTGTGTTCCATTTGCACTACGTAAATCAATGTAGTGT